CCCCGCGCCGGTAAGTGAGGGCAAGCACTCAAGCCAATTCATGCCGGGCCTTCGGGGGAATGAAAGACCCTCAGGGAAACACCCCGACCGCGAGCTCCAGGGCGGCGTCGGGCCCGGCAGCCGACACATCACGACGATCCCTGGGCAAGACGAAAAGGAGCAGCAGATGTTCAAATCCCCGCTCGAGAAACTCCGCCAGACAACCTGGCTGGCACCGCTACCCAATACCATCGCGATCCCGCCGCTGGCGGACCGCACGGCGCGCACCCGCCCGGTGGACCGCGCAAGCGTCGATGACATTGCCTTTGCTCTCGTGGCGCTCGAGGAAGAACGCCGCAGCATCGGCCAGACCATCATGGCGCTGGAGGACGTGCTGCGCATGGCACGGCGTCAGGGCGCGAAGGGCGGCGACAATGCCGTCGCGGCGGCTGTCCGCGATCTGGAGGCGCGCAAATGAGCGCGCCCTTCCAACCCGCCCCGCTGAAGATCATCACCGCCGACGAACGCCTGCGCGAGACGCGCGGCATCAAGGGGGTGCTGACCGGCATCTCCGGCATCGGCAAGACCAGCCAGCTCTGGACGCTCGATGCCGAGCGCACCCTGTTCGTCAATCTCGAGGCCGGCGAACTCGCCGTGCAGGGCTGGCCCGGCGACGAAATCCGGGTCCGCGACTGGGAGCGGGCCCGCGATCTCGCCTGCTGGATCGGCGGCCCCAACCCGGCGATGCGCGAGGATCAGCCCTACAGCCAGCGCGACTACGACCGCGTCTGCGCCGCCTTCGGCGATCCGTCCCTGCTCGACAAGTACGACACGATCTTCGTCGACTCGATCTCCGTCGCCTCTCGCATCTGCATGCAATGGTGCAAGGGGCAGCCGCAGGCGCAGTCGGACCGCAGCGGCAAGCTCGACCTGCGGGGCGCCTACGGGCTTTTGGGCCAGGAAATGATCGGCTGGCTCACGCACCTGCAGCACACGCCGCGCAAGAACATCTGGCTCGTGGGCCTGCTCGACCGGAAGATCGATGATTTCGGCAAGCCGTATTTCGCGATGCAGATCGAAGGCTCGAAGACCGGGCTCGAGCTGCCCGGCATCGTCGACGAGGTCATCACCCTCGCGGAAATCCGCCCCCAGGAAGGTGAACCGTTCCGCGCCTTCATCTGCACCACGATCAACGATTTCGGCTTTCCGGCGAAGGACCGCAGCGGCCGGCTCTCGATGATCGAGCAGGCCCATCTCGGCCGCCTGATGGCGAAGATCCGCGCGGGCTCCGGCGCGCAGGCGAGCGCCGATCTCGACTTCGATCTGCCGCAGCAGCCGGCCCGGACCAATCCCACGACGAAAGGAGCCTGACCCATGGCGGACAACATGGATTTCAACGGCGCCGACGCCCAGGACGCCGCATTCGACCTGATCCCGGCAAACACTCTCGTCAAGGTGACGCTGACCATTCGCCCCGGCGGCGCCGGCCCCGAGGGCTGGCTCACCCAGAGCCGCACCAGTTCCGCGCTCTACCTCAACACCGAAGCCGTGGTGCTGGAAGGCCCCCACGCGCGGCGACGCATCTACACGCGCATCGGGTTCAAGGGAAAGAGCCTCAACGAGCGCGGCGAGGACAGCTACGCCAATCGCGGCCGGGCGCTGATCCGCGGCATTCTGGAATCGGCGCGTGGCATCAAGGCCAGCGACCAGTCCGAGGCGGCACGCGCAGCCCGGATGATCCGCAGCCTCGGCGATCTGAACGGGCTCGATTTCGTGGCCAAGGTCGGCGTCGAGAAGGACCGCAACAACCCCGACGACGCCGGGCGCAACGTGATCAAGGCGGCGATCGGCCCCGAGCACGCGCAATATGCCGCCGTCATGGGGACCGCGCCCTCGGCCGGCATGGCGGTGCCGCCCGCGCCGCAGACGCCCCCGGCGCCGTCCACTCCCGCGGCGCCTTCCGCCAGCGGCGCACCCTTCTGGGCGCGCTGAGGGAGGCCGCCATGATCCCTCGCGACTATCAGCGGGCGGCGGTCGACGCCGCCCATGACCGCACGGCCGAACATGGCAATACCATGCTCGTGCTGCCGACCGGAGCCGGCAAGACGGCCATCGCCGGCTTCTATCTCGGCGAACAGGCCGAGCGGGACCGCGATGCCAGGGTGCTCGTGCTGCAGCACACCGATGAGCTCATCGAACAGAACCGCTCGGCGATCGGCCAGATCTCGGGCCTCGACACGTCGGTGGTGAAGGCGGAGCGGGATTGCTGGGACGGCCAGGTGATCTTCGGCAGCGTGCAGACGCTCGCCCGGGAACACCGCCGTGCCTCCATGCCGAAGCTGAGCCATCTGGTGATCGACGAATGCCACCGCGCGGCCGCCGCGAGCTACCAGGCGATCCTCGCCCATGCGCGCGACGCCAATCCGGACCTGAAGCTTCTCGGCCTCTCCGCCACGCCCGGCCGCGGCGATGGCCGAAGCCTGCGGAAGACCTTCAGCAATGTCGGCTATCACCTGCGGATCGGCACGCTCATCGCGCGTGGCCTGCTGGTTCCGCCCCGGACCTTCACCATCGACCTCGGGATCGAGGACGAACTCTCCGGCATCGACAGCACCGCCGGCGATTTCGACATGCGTCAGGCGGACAAGGTGCTCAATCGCTCGGTGCTCAACGAGGCCGTGGTCGAGCATTGGTCGGACAAGGCCGCCGACCGGCGCACGATCTTCTTCTGCGCGACCGTGGACCATGCCCAAGCGGTGGCGGAAGCGTTTCGGGCCGAAGGCGTATCTGCCGAGACGATCACCGGAGACATGCCCGCGCGCGCCCGCGCGGATCTCATCGCCCGCTTCGACCGGGGCGAGGTGCAGGTGCTGACGAACTGTATGGTGCTGACGGAAGGCTTCGACAGCCAGCCCGTGGGCTGCATCGGCATCCTGCGCCCCATGCTGCACAAGGGCACCTTCATTCAGGCGGTCGGACGCGGGTTGCGCCGGGTCGACCCCGACCGCTTCCCCGGCATCGTCAAGACCGACTGCATCGTGCTGGATTTCGCGGGCGCGGCGCTCCGCCATGGCACCCTCGAGCAGGAGATCGACCTCGACGAGGACGAGACCCCGCACGGCGAGCGCCCGTGGAAAACCTGCCCTTCCTGCGAGGCCGAACTGCCGCTCGGCGCCTCCATCTGCGATCTCTGCGGCCACGTCTTCACCCGAGAGATCGGCGAGAAGCGCCTGCTGACCGCCTTCGAGATGACCGAGATCGACCTTCTGGATCGCTCTCCGTTCTTCTGGTGTGACCTTCATGGCGACGGCCAGGCGCTGATGGCCAGCGGTTTCCAGGGATGGGCCGGCGTGTTCCACGACGGCACGCTATGGCACGCGCTCGGCCGGCCCAGGGGCCAGGCGATCCGCCCCCTTGCGGTGGGCACGCGGGTGCAGGCGCTGGCCGCGGCCGACGATTTCCTGCGCGTGACCGAGACCTCCAGCGCGGCAGCCAAGAGCAGGCGCTGGCTCAACGATCCCGCCACCATGCGCCAGATCGAACTGCTGCAAAGCGCCGGCTTCGAGACCAGCGGCTTGGACTTCGGTCTGTCGAAATACGCCGCCAACTGCCATCTGAACTTCCGCTGGAACCGTGCCGCGATCCGCGCGGCGGTGCTCCGCGACATCGGCCGCGCCGCCGCATGAAACGCCCCAACCCCCTCTCGCCCGAACTGATGACCCCGGCCGAGCGCCGCGCGGAACTCTGCCGTCTGCTGGCGGCCGGCCTGGTCAGGCTGCGGATGCGGGAGAAAGGGCAACATATCGAGAGAGAAGGAGAATTTCCGCTACACAACTCACTCTACCAGAGCGGTAGTGCCGGTCCAACGGACAGGAGGACCGCATGAACACGCTCGATCCCATCCCCGCGCGCCTGGCCGCGCTCAAGACGATGAAGACGCCGGAGCTGAAGGCACAGTGGCGCGAGTTGTTCGACGGCGAACCGCCGCCGTTCAACCGCCGCTACCTGGAGAGCCGGCTGGCCTATCGGATCCAGGAGCTGGCCTATGGTGGCCTGAAGCCCGAGACAATCCGGCGGCTGGAGCGGCTGGGCGAGGAACTCGACGGCGGCGATCGCAAGAAGTCTCGCGTCCGCGCCGATGCCATGCCCATCGTCGGCACCCGGCTTATCCGCGAGTGGCAGGGCGTCGAGCATGTCGTCACCGTGACCGCCGACGGCTTCGAGTGGCAGGGCCGGCCCTACAAGTCGCTCTCCGCCATCGCCCGCGCCATCACCGGCACACGCTGGAACGGCTGGGTGTTCTTTGGCCTGAAGTCACGGAGGCGCGCATGACGGACGCGAAGATCAAGCGCCGCTGCGCCGTCTACACCCGCAAGTCCTCCGAAGAAGGGCTGGAGCAGGAGTTCAACAGCCTCCACGCCCAACGCGAGGCCTGCGAGGCATACATCGCCAGCCAGCGCTCCGAGGGCTGGGTGCTGGTGCGTGATCAGTATGACGATGGCGGCATCTCCGGCGGCACGCTGGAGCGGCCCGGCCTGCAGCGGCTCATCGCCGACATCGAGGACGGGTTGGTCGACGTGGTCGTGGTCTACAAGATCGACCGGCTCAGCCGGTCGCTTGCCGACTTCGCCAAGCTGGTCGAGGTGTTCGACCGCAACGGCGTCACGTTCGTCTCCGTGACGCAGTCCTTCAACACGACCACCTCGATGGGGCGGCTGACGCTGAACATCCTGCTCTCCTTCGCCCAGTTCGAGCGGGAGGTGACGGCCGAACGAATCCGTGACAAGGTCGCCGCCAGCCGAAAGAAGGGCATGTGGATGGGCGGGGTGCCGCCCTACGGATACCGCGTCGAGAACCGCAAGCTGGTCGTGGACGAGGAACGCTCCGCGCATGTCCGCTGGATCTTCGCCCGTTTCCTCGAGATCGGCTCGGGGACGGAACTGGCACGCGAGGTCGCGAAGCGCGGTATCCGCACGCCCCGCGGCAACCGGATCGACAAGAAATACCTCTACCGGATGCTGAACAACCGCGCCTATATCGGCGAGGCGGTCCACAAGGGCGAGAGCTACCCCGGCGAACACGACGCCATCATCGACCGCGAAACTTGGGACCGCGTCCATGCGATCCTGAAGGAGAGCCCCCGCAAGCGGGCGATGCGGACCCGCGCCGAGACGCCTGCGCTGCTGAAGGGACTGCTGTTCGGGCCGGATGGCGCGGCTTTCTCGCCGACGCACACCCGCAAAGGCGGGCGACTGTACCGCTACTATGTCAGCCAGACGGTGCTGAAGCATGGCGCTGGATCCTGCCCGGTGGGTCGCGTGCCCGCGGGCGAGATCGAGGCCGCGGTTATCGACCAGCTCCGCGCCGTGTTCCGCCAGCCGGAGATCGTGGCGGGAACGTGGAAGGCGGCGAGGGCCCAGAATGGTGACACTACCGAAGCCGACGCCCGAACCGCCCTGCAGCAACTCGACCCGCTATGGGATGAACTCTTTCCCGCCGAGCAGGCGCGCATCGTGGCGCTGCTGGTGGAACGGATCGATATCGGCACCGAAGGGCTCGACATCCGGCTGCGGGTGGATGGGCTCCATGGCCTCGCGCGGGAGATGCTGGCCGGCGGCAGGGAACAAGCCGCATGAAACCCGCCGCCACACCCGACACCATTACGATCCACGTCCCGTTCCGCGTGGTCAAACGCGGCGGGCGCAAGGAGGTGCAGCTGCCCGATGGCGCGCCGGTGCAGCGCAGAACCGACAACACCCTCGTCAAGGCGCTCGCACGCGCATTCCGCTGGAAACGAATGCTGGAATCGGGCGAGTTCGCCACCATCAACGAACTGGCAGCACATGAAAGAATCGCGGCGCCGTTTCTTACGAGAACCATGCGGTTGGCCCACTTGGCCCCGGAAATCGTCGAAGCCATTCTCGACGGTCAACAGCCCCGAGAGCTGACCCTGGAACAGATGCGAAAGCCGTTGCCCCTCGATTGGGCGCTCCAGAAAAACCTGCTGTTGCAGTCGGATCATCAAGCCCGCCAGCCGAAAAAACAGGGGATTCACGGCAGCAACCGGAAATGCTAGCGTAACGAAAAAGGGGCGGGCATGAGCATTGTTTTTACTGTTGGATACGAAGGTACGGACATCGATCGCTTTGTTCGGACCCTGAAGGCAGTCGGGGTGCAACAACTGGCGGATGTGCGCGCGGTGGCAGTATCCCGAAAACCTGGCTTCTCAAAAAGGAAACTGGCCGCCAGACTCGCCGAAGAAGGG